AACAGATTTTTTCGCAAGTTTCGCGAATAAAATTTTCCCGGATGGTCGAAATGGCTCGACGCGGTCCCCGGCCAGAGCCGGCTGCGGTCAAAATGGCGAAGGGCAATCCCGGTCGCCGCGCAATCGGGGGCGTGCCGACGAAGGATGATGCGCCGGCGACGATCGACGCACCCGACTGGCTCGCCGGCGAAGCGCTTGCGATCTGGAAGCGCCTCGCGCCGCAGCTCGCGACCATGAACGTGTTGGCCCGCGTCGACGCGATGACCTTCGGCCGCTACTGCGATAATTTCGCCCGCTGGCTGAAGCAGAAGAAGGTCCTCGACAAGGAAGGCGAGACCTACACGATCGAGACCGAGAGCGGCGAGGTCATCCGGCCGCGCCCCGAATACCTGATCGCCGACCGCCTCGAAAAGCAGCTCACCGCCGCCGAGGCGCTGTTCGCCCTCAATCCCTCCGAACGGCAGCGGCTCTTCGCGGCCAAGGCCGCTGCCGGCGCGCAGCCTCGCCTGCCAGGCATGGAAGACCCGCCTGCAGGCGAGAAGCCGAGCGTTCCCGCGCCGCGGCCTGACCAGCCGTCCTCGCCGGTCGGCCTGTTGAACTAACACCATGCCGGTCAAAGTAGGCAAAGCGGCGCATCGGCGCGGACCGCGCCAGCGCCCGCGTGGTGTGGAAGCCGAGGCGCACTTCGATCACGACCGTCAGGTCTGGGTCGTTGACGATTTCTGGTTTGACGAGGTCGCGGCCGAAAAGGCCGTCGATTTCTTCCCGCGTTACCTCTGCCTGACCAAGGGCGAGTTCGCTGGCCGGCCGTTCGTGCTCGACGACTGGCAGGCCGACGACATCGTCCGGCCGCTCTTCGGCTGGAAGTGCGCCGACGGCACGCGGCGCTATCGCCGCTGCTACGTCTGGGTAGCGCGCAAGAACGGCAAGAGCGAGCTCGCCGCCGGCATCGCGCTGCTCATGCTCATGGCGGACGGCGAGTATGGTGGCGAGGTCTATACGATCGCCAGCAATGAGAACCAGGCGCGCATCGTCTTCGATCGCGGCACGGCCATGGTGCAGCGGTCGGTCGCGCTCGGCGAGCACCTTGAATGCTTCAAGACGGCGATCTACTGCCCGCAGCTCAACGCCTCGATCAAGCCGATGGCGGGCGTACCGAAGGGAACGCACGGTCTTTCGACCTCTGGGCTGATCGGCGACGAAATCCACGAATGGGATTCGGGCGATCTCTACCAGTTCCTGCACGATGCCGAGAGCGCGCGCCGCCAGCCGCTCGAGTTCCTGATCTCGACGGCCGGCGAGAAGGGCACCTACGGCGAGACGGTCTTCGGCGAGTGCCAGGACATGCTCGACGGGACCAATCCCGATCCGCGCACGCTGGTCGTGATCTACGCCGCGGCCAATGACGACGACTGGAAGGACCCGGCCGTCTGGCTCAAGGCCAACCCGGCGCTCGGCAAGGGCAAGAAGCTCGCCGCCATGGAGCTGGACGCGAAGGAAGCCGAGCGCAAGCCGCGCCTGGTCAACAACTTCAAGCGCTACCAGCTCAACATGTGGACGGAGCAGGCGGTGACCTGGCTGCCGTTCGACGCGGTCGACGAGGATGGTCGGCCCTATGGGTGGGAACACTGCAAAGGCCCGGTCGAGTGGCAGAAGCTATGGGGTTTGATGAAGGGCAAGCGCTGCTTCGCCGGCATCGACCTCAGCTCGATCCACGACCTCTCGGCGATCGGCTACTACTTCCCGATCCAGCCCGGCGTCTCGGTGCCGGTCGTGCTCGGCCGCTTCTACAAGCCGGAGGTTTACGTCAAGGAACACGGCAAGCGCGACAAGCTGCCCTATGAGAAATGGGTAGCGGACAAGGTGCTGATCGCGACCCCGGGCAATGTCGTCGATTACGACTTCATCAAGCGCGACCTGCTCGATGACGCCGAGTTCTTCCAGATCGCCGGCATCGGCGTCGATCCCTACAACGCGACGCAATTCGCGGTGCAGGTGCAGCAGGCCGGCCTGCCGGTCGAGTTCTTCCGCAACGGCATGCTCTCGATGAGCCCGCCGTCGAAGGAACTCGAACGCCTCGTGATTTCGAACGGATTGCGCCATGGCGGCCATCCGATGCTCCGTCAACATGCCAAGGTGGTGGCCGTGCAGGAAGATGCCGCCGGCAATATCAAGCCGGTAAAGCCGAAGGCGTTCTCGCGCATCGACGGGATCGTCGCTCTGGTCGAAGCTATCGGCATCGCCAGCAAGGATGAGGGGCCGGGCCCCGACCTCGGCGAATACCTCAAAGCGGCGGCGATGTTCGCATGACCATCTGGGATGGAATATTCGGCCGCCGCCGGGTCAAACTCACCGAGCCGGGCTGGCACATCGAAAGCGGCACCTGGGCCGAAAAGGCCACCCATCCGGATGCGGTTCTGCAATTGGCGACCGCCTGGGCGTGCGTCCGGCTGAACGCCGGCGTCATGTCGTCGCTGCCGCTCACGCTGTTTCGCAAAGATCAGGTCGGCGTCTCCGCCGAGGCCGACGATCATCCGCTGTTTTCGCTGCTGCAGGAATCGCCCAATGCCGATCAGTCGGCCATGGAGTTCTGGGAAGGTCAGTATGTCGCCCTGCAGCTGCGCGGCAATGCCTTCGCCGAAAAGGTGTTCAACGGTGCCGGCGTCTTGTCGGCATTGATGCCCATGCACCCCGATATAACGTCCGTCTACCGGGCATCTGACGGGTCGCGCCGCTATCGCTACACGGATCCGTTCGGCAACGCCAACGACTGGGGTGAGGACAAGGTCTTTCACCTGCGCGGCTTCGGCGCCGGCGGCATGACGGGCCTATCCCCGATCCACTATGGACGGCAGACCATGGCATCCTCGCTCGCCGCCGATGAGGTCGCGGGTCGTACCTTTGCCAACGGCCTGCAACTCTCAGGCTTCGCCGTCGACCAGCCGAACGCCAAGACCAGTCAGGAGCAGCGCTTCGAGCTGATCGAGCTCTTCGAGAAGTTCGCGGGATCGAAGCGCGCCGGTAAGGTGATGCCGCTTCCGCCGGGCTTCGATTTCAAGGCGCTCGGCCTCAGTCCGGAGGATGCCCAGCTTCTCGAAACACGCGGCTTCCACGTCGAGGAAATCTGTCGCTGGTTCGGGGTGTTTCCGATCCTCATCGGCCACGCCGGCGCCGGTCAGACCATGTGGGGCTCGGGGGTGGAGCAGATCAACCTCGCGTGGCTGACGCTCTATCTCGGCCGCGAGCTGCGCCGCATCGAGCAGGCGATCTGCAAGCAGTTGCTGACGCCCGCAGAGCGCGTGAGCCTCTACGTCCGGCACAATGTCGATGACCTGCTGCGCGCCGACAGCGTCGGCCGTGCCGCGCTCTATTCGTCCGCCGGTCAGAACGGCTGGATGGATCGAAACGAAATCCGCGCCAAAGAAAACCGGCCACCGCGTCCAGGCGGCGATCAGCTGACGGTTCAGTCGAACCTGGTGCCGCTCGAAAAGCTGGGTGAAATGGGGGGCCAGCCGACGCCGCCGGGCTTCAATCAACCCGATGCGCCAAAGCAGCCCGCACCTGCGCCGCCACCTCAGCAGCCTTCCAAGGGGAAGTGACCCATGCACTACGCACGTATCCTTGCAGCGTTCGCCGGCGAACTCTGGGCCATGCAGCCGGAAAAGCTGGAGACAGTGACGTCATTCCTGCTTTTCAAGGCGCGCGGCGGCCACCTGACCCCTGAGGAAATTCAGGCCAGGGTCTCGGATACACGCGCGGCAGAAACGGCGAAGGCACCCGGCGGCGTCGCCGTGCTTCCCGTCTACGGCGTGATCTCGCAGCGCATGGGGCTGATGCAGGAAATCTCCGGCGGCACCGGCACGGATGCGCTCGCCGCCCAGTTTCGCGGGGCACTCAGCGACGACGCGATCAAGGCGATCGTCTTCGACATCGATAGCCCCGGCGGCGGTACCTACGGGGTCGATGAGCTCGCCTCTGAAATTCGCAATGCTCGTGGCATCAAGCCCATCGTCGCCCAGGTCAACAGCCTCTGCGCGTCGGCTGCCTACTACCTCGCGTCGCAGGCCGATGAGGTCGTGGTGACGCCCGGCGGCGATGCCGGCTCGATCGGCGTCTACGCCGTCCACGAAGACGTTTCGAAGATGCTCGAACAGGAGGGCGTGACGCCGACACTGATCCGCGGGCAGAACGGCATCTATAAGGCCGAAACGGCGCCGTACTCGCCTCTCAGCTCGGACGCTCGCGACTATCTGCAGGCCCGCGTCAATGAAGCCGAGGACGCCTTCATCCGCGCCGTATCGGCGGGTCGCAAGGTGCCTCTCGCCACGGTGCGCGACAACTTCGGCAAAGGCCGGATGTTCGGCGCCCAGGAGCTCGTCAAGCGCGGCATGGCCGATCGGATCGCGCCGATGCAGGAAACGCTAGAGCGCTACGGCGCCAAGTCGCCCCGCGTCGGCGCCTCGGCTGCCGCCCGGCAGGCCTTTGCCGCCGGCACGACGCCCTCCCTTTCCCAGATCGAGGAGGTCCTGCGCGAGGCAGGCTTCCCTAAGGCCCTTGCCACTGACTTCGTCTCCCTCGGCAAAGGGTCGCTCCGGAGTGAGTCCGGGCCAGCGGAGACCGGACTATCAGCCGACGCCAAGGCGTCACTCCAACAGTTCATGGCCAAGATTTCGGCCTGAAGGAAAATCCCATGGATGAAGAATTCAAAGCCCTCCTCGCCAAGCTGGAAAAGCGCGACGAGGACCTGAAGGCGCTCGTCGCCAAGGCGAATGAGGAAGCCAAGGCCGCCGGCACCGTTGCCGCTGATACTAAGGCCGCAATCGATACGATCGTGGCCGAAAACAAGGCAATGATGGCCCGCATGCTCGATATCGAGCAGAAGCAGGCGCGTCGCGGCGGCCCCGACGTCGACCCGCGCCAGAGCATCGGCGAGGCCTTCACCGCCAGCGACAGCTTCAAGCGTCTCGCCGCCGAACAGCGCGGCGTCGCGCGCATGTCGTTCAAGTCCGTGACGATGCAGGCTTCGGTCAGCAACATCACGAGCCTTACGACCGGCACCGGTGGTGTTGGCGACGGCATCGCGCCGGACCGTCTCGCCGGCATCATCACGCCGCCCAATCGGCGGATGACGATCCGCAACCTGCTGATGCCGGGCCGCACCGCCTCCAACCTGGTCCAGTTCGTCCAGGAATCGGGCTTCCAGAATATGGCGGCGAGCGTTGCGGAAGGCGCGAGCAAGCCGCAATCCGATCTCTCCCTCGAGCTCCTCGATACGCCCGTGCGCACGATCGCGCACTGGTTCAAAGCCTCCAACCAGGTCCTCGCCGATATCCCGCTGCTCCAGTCGTATATCGATGGCCGTGCTCGTTATGGGTTGATGTATGTTGAGGAGCAGCAGCTGCTTGCCGGCGACGGCACGGGACAGAACCTGCTCGGGCTGATCCCTCAGGCGACGGCGTTCGATACCGGCTTGCTGCAAGAAGATGACCAGCAGGTCGACA